CGTACCTCTATTACTTCGTCTGTTTGTGTAGAAGTATTTACTAAAAGCTTTTCTAGGTCCGCAGTTAATCTGGATGATATAATACCCAGCGTAAAGGCAAGATTTTTAGCTTGTGCAATAGGTATCCTTACCTCACGCTGATTAGTATTATCAGCAGCCTTTACTTGCTGTATAAACTGCTGAATAGGTATGGTGTTTATAGGATCACTTTGCATTCCAAAGTGCTTCTTTCATCTGTGATTCTGTTTTAAAAGGTCCTTTAGATTCGTAACGTTCAATTGTTACTAATTTAGGACAAAAAGACTTTACCCAGCCTTTTTCAAATTTAATTACATAATAACCTGCGCAATACAGGCTTTTAGATTTATCACTCTTTGTAAATAACGGTAAGCTTTGCTTAACATTAAACATTGTATTATAAGGACGCACACTACACGGATATCCGTGTACTTCTAACACTTCTTCTGTACCATCAGAAACAGTAATAGAGTTTCTAAGATCAATACCTAAGTCTGTTTTAATTTGTTTTTTATTAGTAAAAAACTGTGTACCTTTTTTACCTGAGAACACAAACTTTTCTTCGTCAAATGCTAAAGTACCAATATTTTCACCTTGATCTTCAACAATCCAAAATTTGTCTTCTAGTAGTGTTTTTAGTTTCATTATTTAATATACCTTGCTTGTAGAGGTTCGGCAAATGATGCTGCTTGATCAGCTACACGTTGCATATCCCACTTTGCACAAAACTTCATGAGTCTCATACCTACTTGTGTAATATTTTTACTTTCTACATTGTTAATTTCTTCGTTAATGATTGCTCTAATGTCTGCGGGTTGTGCAGTTAAGTCACAAAGTGTAACATTGCGTGTATAGTCATCTAGTACACGATGTTCTACACCTTCATGATCTACCCAACGCTGTAACATCATGTTATTCCAGTTAAAGCCTTTGTCGTTCTTATCAGCAAATGCTTCTTGTAGGCCTACTTTGTTCTTAGTGCCTTTTTTACGTACACCTGGATATGCACTAAACACGTTGTCGCTAGTGTCGCCACGCATACACTTTTCAAACAACATGAATTCAGGATCGGGAGCAGCCTTAGCTTCACCTGTTTTCTTATCAACTACTGCATGACCTTTATCGTCAAAGTAGCCTTTATATGTAATAGTTGTATTGCTCACACCGTTGTACTGTTGTACATTAGGAGCAATAAGTTGCGCAAAGTCACCGTCAGTACTAATAATAACATGTTTATCATTAGGATGTGACTGTACCCAACCAGCAATTAAGTCATCTGCTTCTAGTTGCGGATGCCGCATAACAGTGCAGTTAGTCTTCTCTGATACAAAGTTCTTAAACTCGTCAAAGATTTCCCAAAACACTGTATCTTCTTCTGTCTCTGCAACAGTCATCTTGTCTCGAGTAACTTGTCTGTTACGCTTGTAAGGCTCATAGAAGTCTTTACGCCAGCTACGTCCTTCTAAACAAAATACAACATGCGAACCTTCAAAGTCACGCCACGCTTTCTTAACACTGTTAAGCGTAATGTGTAGAGCCATGCCTACTTTAGTATCTATGTCGCCACGTACTACATGCCTTGCACGAAAGAACGTGTTAGCAGTATCTACTAGAATATAAGTTGCCATTAGTTTGCCTATTGTTGTTTATATATACGATTATATACGATTATATACGATTAGTCAACCGTTATTAATCCCATAAGCTTTCATAGTATTCGCCAAATAATTTAAATGCGTTTGTCATGCGTTCTGCTGTATCTTCTAAACAGGCTTTGCATACTGGATCACCAAAGTTAGAACATTTGTCATGACATGCATCAAGTGGATCAACGTGCTTTACTTTTTGTTCAAACGCCCATATCATTTCGTCTAGTATTTCGTTCCAGCGTTCTTCAGTAAGGCCAGCTGGATAACCATGCTGAGTTGCTTTTAGTTGTACAAGCATAGGATGAATAATCATAGCAAGTGTGCAATCCATACTCCATGTGTCGTGTGGTTCTATTTCAACTCTTGTGGCTCGGTTCTTACGATATGGACCTATGCGTACTTTCATGATACTTCGCTTTTACCTTTGTCAATAGGCACAACATTAATATAGCCTGCACCTCTATCGGTATCCATACCTTCGTCTGCTAACATGTTATATACAATATCTCTGAACCAGCGATCAACAATCTCTTCTTCTGGGTCTTCGTCAACTCCGTAGCCGTTTTTAATTAATTCTTTAATAAAGTATTTGTTCCAGTCAAGTTCAAAGAAGCCATTACGAATGTTGTCTTCGTTTACTTGCATATCAAGTACATTTACCCAAGGTTCTTTTTTTCGTGTAGCATATGCCTTTGGGTCACGTACTTTAATAACTTCTAACTCTTTGGCTTCTAGTTCTTGTTCCTTAGCAGTAATACCAGTAATATTTTTTAGCCACTTCTTCATTCTGCGTCAGCCTGTGTCTCTGCACTCGGAATAATTCCAAATGCAAGTGTAGCAATACTACCGATATACGGAACTAATACTGCTAATATCCATAGTCGATGTAGACCTGCATCATCTAGTCTACGTATAGTTGTAGCAATTAAACACCATATTGTTGCAATTAGCACAACCAATGCAATCAACGGACCAAGTCCGCTTTCTTCTAGTGCTACAATTCCTACAATTGTTCCTAGTATTGATAGTAGTAATACAGCCCAGTATTCCTGCCGTTTTGTTTTATGTTGTAATTGAAAATATTGTTTCATAATCCTAGTTTCCTTAATTTATCTGTATCTACTGCCCTACGTTCCCCAGGCGTTGCCGAAGAGCGAGATGTGAAGTCTTGGGGTAAAACGCCAGCCCCTTTCCATACATGCTTCTGCGACATCTTTGACGTTGAGGTTGTACTCTTCCGACCTACCACCGAGCGGCATAAGGTATACAGGGCATTCCACGCCGTTGTCACGATACGCTTGAACAGCCCGAGTAACTTCATCAAAGTCGTCGTTACTAGCGACAACAAACTTGAGATAAATGTCACTGCCGTCAACGCAGCTATACTCACGAGCAACATCAGGCAATATAGCAGTTTCCCAAGGTTCTCCCGAAACACTAAGTTTTGGGGAACAACTCCAAGTAACTTCAAATCTGTCTTGATCCATGAGATAGTTGAAGAAATCGTCGTGTAAGTTTTGTGTAGTGTTTGTTTCAAATGTAACATTTTTTAAATCCTGCATACGTGGATGTTCGAACAGCTCAATGTATAATCGCTGCCACGCTAATAATGGCTCACCACCTGTTAGAATAAGGTGTACATCCTGGCCATTATCCATTGTCCACTTACCTTCTGGTGTAAGTGACAATAGGTGCTCAACTACTTCGTCAATAGTTGCTTCTTTGTTAAAGTGTTTAAACTCTGGATAGATACTTGCATATGTATCACATCCTGTGTGTACAATAGGTAAATCTGTGAACTTGTCAGTTGTTTCGTGTACACCTTCGTCAATTAATGCTTTTACTTCTGCATTATAACGGTTACCTTCTTTATGTTGCTCCCAACGATCTTTTGTTTCGTTAGTGCCAAAGTTCATACAACGAAAGTTACAACCAAAAGTACGCAAGAACACACTAGGTACTCCTACAAACTTGCCTTCGCCTTGTACGCTATAAAACGCTTCTGAATATCGTAGTTTCATAAGTTTATTTCCTTATATATATTATTTGCAAATGTTTCATGTGCTTTTTCTCCGGGATGTAGTTTATCAACTGCTCTTGGCATCTTATGTTTCAAATCTCTAAAATCAACATTTAATATTTTAGTATTATTAAAGTTTTCTATTTGCTGTTTTTTAAAAAGTATATTATAATGTTTAATACCTTTATCATTTAAATAATAGTTACAGTGACTAATGCGTAAATTTGTATCAATGCTTTGATCAATGTCATTATGTAAATATTTAAAATATGCTTTAGAAATCTTGCTGTTAGACCAATGTCCTATACTTTCGATTGTTAAATCTTCATTAATTATGCAATGTCTTTGATTAGAAGACCATAGAATAAAAATCATATCTGTTGGACCAAAGTCATAATTTATTATTTTGTGCCATATCTGTTTATTGCTTGCACCCGGGATACCTTCATTTAGACATTCTAGATTTAATTTATCTGCTAATAGCTGTGGCCACGCTAACTTACTTGCTGTAGGACCAGGCATCATAAATTCATCTACACAATCTTCAAGGCCATGACCATATGTATAACTACAACCAAACGCTACTAATTGAGTCATTAACAGCTGCCTTGTACGCTATAAAATGCTTCTGAATATCGTAGTTTCATATTAACTCCTAATACTGTATTATAACACTGATGACAATAACAGTCAACAATATTGTTGGTACTTCGTTCATTACTCTCAGTTGTGTTCCTGTGTAACTAAAGTTGCCGTTAGACATTTTTTTACGTGTTGTAATAAGCCATCCATGAAATCC